ATTATCACCTGAAAATGCGTCATTATCGCAATTAATCGTGATTTGTAGTTTCATGATTTACCCCTGATTAGCCGCTAATGCGACATATTCACTATCTTTGTTAGGTAATTGACCAAAATTAAGAATCTGACAATCGGGCCAATATTTAGATATAAATTCAGAAGCCGCCTCTTGGTAGGTATAGCGGTTAGAATCTACAGTTAGTTTATTCTCTCCGTCCGTTAGTTTGATTCTAAACGGCTTATGATTTGTTGCTGAAAGATATTTGATATGGATCGTAATCATTGTTTCATTCCTCTTAGTTAAGTAAATTTATCAATCTGTACTACCACCACAAGCCCGCCTATAGCGAGCTTACAGGGATTTCAGGTTATTGGTTATTCAGTAAATACTGTTAGAGTAGCGTCAACACAATCAGCTCCTATAGAGCCTAAAATATCGTTATAACTTCTAAAGTGCGTGTCAATACCGTAATCAAATACTCGATTCCCTTCAGGTAGTTCATTCAAAAAGGCTTTAAGAGCTTCAGCGTCATCTCTATCGAGGTAATCATCTCCGTACTCAATCGCGCAAATGAAGTGACTAGGAATTATGTAATTGTATTCTTCAAATTGTGACATGATTTATGCTCCATTCTTAGTAAGTAAATAGTTTCTACCGAAAAAGCCGACATAAGCCGGCTTGATTGGTTAATATGTCAGTTTAGATTAGTCGCTATACATCTCGGCAACTTCATCCGGTGAATAATCAGGAATATATGAACTAACCATCTGACCATTTTTATAGATGAAAGGATGACTGAAACGTAAGTGATTATCTTCAATATTAACTTGTGAATCTTCATTGACACAATTTACATTAACGAAACCATCTGAAACCATTTGATTAAATCGGTTAATGATCGATCGCTCAATTTCTGAATCGTTTTGACCGTCAAATTTAAAAGAATGCGACTCTCTGCGTGGAAGATTGGAACCTAAATAGATTCCATCTAAATGCACTGTAATCATAATTAAATCCTCAGTTTAATAAATGGTTAGTTTAAATTTACTCTGATTTGCTCAACAATAACAAAATATAGTGGAGCGATTAACGGCACGAACATAAACGACACAAACAATGGAAAGCTTGTGAATAACGCAATACAGAAAAAGGTTAACAATGTGATTTGAAGACATGATAAAAGAAATAGTAAACGGTTATACATAATTTTTATTCCTTCCTAAGTAAATAATTAATACTGCTATTCTAGTCTATCGGCATATATTAGTCAAACATTATAGTTAATTGTGGCGAATAATATCTAAAGCCAAAAGAATCTATCTTTAACTACTTATATATGGATGTATCAATAAACCTAATAAGAGTTAGAACCAATTAACAGAGTTCAAAAGATTCCAAGTTATCTATTGTTAGGTATCCTCTATGGCTCCTAATTAGACACACATATCTTTCTTTAACGTTTCTTTAACCTGTAATTCTATCCAGCACTGTTAATGCTTACAGTATTCCAATATCTGATAACTATATCTACAGGCTCAATCTATCGAGCGTTCGTTCTATTTCTGGGTGGGTTAAATTATTTGGGGGGGAGGGGGGTGACGCTGTGCTGTTATTATTATAGTAGCCCCCCAATCTTGCAAAAGTAGATTTAGAAAAGGCTGTGCAACCCTTTAAAAACAGCATATTGTGGTTTTAGGTATTTTTTGTAAGAATATCTGGTATGAAACAGGTTAATGAAGTAATGGACACAGTGATGGAAACAGTAGTAGAACCTCCTAAGAGGCCGCGTGGTCGTCCAAAGAAACCTAATAGACTGATGACTAGGGAACAGTGGCAAGAAGAGTCTAAGAAGGTCTCAGGGCGTCCTAAAGGTATGCGTACTGCCATTAAGAAACTGGAAGAGCGTTTATTGTCGGCTAACCGTATTGAAGGGGTAATAGATTCGATTGTTGATGCGGCTTCTGACCCTGAACACAAGAATCAAGCGGCAGCCTGGAAATTGATTATGGATAGGATGGCTCCGTTAAGTCATTATGACAAGAACAAGGGTGGTGAGAGGCCACAGATACAAATTAATGTTTCGGGTATTAACGATATTAAAACTGAAAAGGTGATAGAAGGTGAGGTATTAGATGAATGAGGAGCCAGAGTTTATTGATAGGATAAACAATCCTGAAAACTATCCTTTTATAAGAAATAAAGATGGTTCCATTTCTACGCACTTGATGGCTAATTCTGGTGTAGAGATTGAAGGTAAAGAAACGCCTATTGCTTTTCCTATGATTCAAATGATGCCTAATGGAGAGCTTTATCAATTTAAAAATGGTAATTCTGCGTTAAAGGCTGCATTACGTCTTGGTAATTACAAGGTTTTTAAAACCAACAAAGAAGCTGAAGATTATGCAAAAGGCGGGTATAAGACAAAAAAATTTAATGAATTTGGTAAAAAAATGAGTAGAAGACAATGAGTCAACGGCTATTAGACCTGCTGATTAAACACGAAGGTTTTAAATCCCATGCGTATCGGGATACTGGTGGTGTCCTGCATATTGGTATTGGCAGGAACATTGATGAAGGCGGTATGGGTATTTCTCAGGATGAAGCCTATCATATGTTACGCAATGATGTGATCAGGGTTCAGGATGAGTTAACCGAAGCCTTTGATTTCTATAAGAATTTAGACCCTGTACGCCAAGATGCCTTATGTAACCTGTGTTTTAATCTCGGTCTTCCCCGTCTGATGCAGTTTAAATTGGCCTTGGGTCATTTACAAAACGGGAACTTTGAAGAGAGTGCGGATGAGTTCTTGGATAGTTTATGGGCTACGCAGGTGGGTCAAAGGGCTGTTGAGGTGGCTAATATGATTAGAACTGGAGACTATCCATCATGAAGGGCGTTAAACATTACAAGAAGGATGGGACGATTCATACGGCAGGAACACACAAGATGCCTAATGGTGAACTTCATTCGGGGACTAAACATACCAAGTCCAGTGTGAGGCTTTATCATTACGGTGAGTTATCCAAAACGGCTAAAGAAAAAGCCAGAACTTATTGGGGGTAGTTATGCCATACGGGAAAGGAACATACGGTTCTATGCGTGGTAGGCCGAAAAAGAAAAAAGCGAAGAAGAAGAAAAAGAAGTAATGCGTAAATTTGCTAAAGTGCCAAAGACCAAGCGGGGTACGCCTGTTAAGTACGTCCGTGGCTCTAAAAACAAGAAGAAAACTGAAGATGAGATTAAATCTACCGCTAAGAAGTACAAGGCGGGAACTTTAACGAAAGCTGAAATGGATCGGATTGTTAAGAAGAGGGTAGCCAGTGGCAAGAAAAAAAGCCGCAAAAAAAGGAAGTAGTTCTGAGACTGCTTTGAAAAACCTTTCCAAGAAACACAATGTCCCCCTTGGCATATTGCGTCAGGTTATGAAGCGTGGTCAGGGTGCTTACTTCTCCTCAGGGTCACGCCCTGGACAGACTCCTACTTCATGGGGGGTTGCTAGGGCGCGATCTTTTGCTTCCGGTTCCGGTGGTGCGCGTAAAGCTGATGCGGATTTATGGAAAAAGGTAAAGGCGAGAAGGGCCAAAGCCTAGAACGGGCCAAACTTGAACAGGCCATAAAACGCTATGTGGATAGTGGTAAAGCGGTTGCCAAAAAGAAATCGGTCAAGATTATCAAAACCAAACACACCTACGACATTAAGAAATGAATTTAGACATTAATCTGCTTGATTGGCAAAAAGAAGTCTGGAATGACCAAACTCGTTTCAAAGTCGTGGCTGCGGGTAGAAGGACAGGCAAATCAAGGCTTGCGGCTTATTTACTTCTAGTCAACGGATTACAGGCTGAAAAAGGCCATGTATTCTATGTAGCCCCTACTCAGGGTCAGGCTAGGGACATTATGTGGAATCTCCTCCTCGATCTGGGTAAGGATGTTATTAAACACTCCCATGTCAATAATATGCAGATTACCCTGCTTAATGATGTCATTATTTCCCTAAAAGGTGCTGACAGGCCAGAGACTATGCGGGGTGTAAGCCTTGCCTACTTGGTCATGGATGAGTATGCCGATATGAAGCCTGATGTGTGGGAACTGATATTACGACCTGCTTTGGCTGACTATGGCTCTCCTGCGCTGTTTATTGGTACGCCTATGGGCCGTAATCACTTCTATGACCTGTACAGAGATGCGGAGATAGGGGATGACCCTGATTTTAAGTCTTGGCATTATACCAGTTACGACAATGACTTACTCAACGCTGAAGAGATAGACAGGGCTAAACGCTCCATGTCCTCTTATGCTTTCCGTCAGGAGTTCATGGCCTCCTTTGAAGCCCGTGGTTCTGAGATGTTTAAGGAAGATTGGGTGTCCTTTGATGAACGGGAACCTGAAGGGGATTACTATATCGCCGTTGACTTGGCGGGTTTTGAGATTGAAGGGAAGAAGTCTAAGACTAAGAACCTAGATAATACGGCTATTTCAGTGGTAAAGGTTAATCCTGATGGCTGGTGGGTAGCTGATATAATCTGTGGTCGCTGGACGCTAGATAGAACGGCAGTAAAGATATTTGATGCGGTGCATAAGTACAGGCCCGTATCTGTGGGT